CCAGTAGTTGAATTAGCGCCAACTTCGCCAACCCCCGGAGCGCCGCCAGCCAAAGCCGATACAGCTACAGTCCCAGAATAATTAGTTGTGTAATCCACACCCCATATATTTACCGACCCGCCGCCAGTAGAAAGCACATCCGCGCTTGCCGTGCCGGATGTAATCGTAATGCTCCCGCCGCTCATCCCGGTATAATTTACGTCACCACCAAATGCGTTTCCGCCAGCGCCGCCACTTACGCTCAAGTTAGTATTAGTTCCGTTATTCGCTACGGTAGCTGCACCACCGCCACCTCCACCACTGGCCAGAAGGTAAAGCTCTGGGCCAATAACGGTTGTGTTTCCACCGGCTGCACCAGCGGTTGCGCCGTTGGATGTTCTGTTTCTTGCTGCTCCTCCTGCCCCAATAGTCACTGTATATGTCGTACCAGCGCGTACAAACAATTTTTTGAAGCAGAATCCTCCAGCACCGCCACCCGCCGCACTGGCGCAGTTAGCGTTAGTCTCATCCATTGCAGATCCACCGCTACCACCTGCCCCAACAGCAACAAACCAAGCCCAACCATCAGCGGGCGCAATAAAAGATCCAGAAGCGGTGTAAGCACGGCCTATCTGCCAACTTTCGTTGAAGTCACCAAACCCGGTGCCGTAGTTAAACCCGGTAAACGTAGCCATTAGTAGTCGCCACCAAACGCAAATACGTTGAAATCTTGGTCGATGGTGCTGCTTACGTACAAGCTAAAAGTAGTAGGGACTACAAGGTTTTCGTAATAATGAGTTGCATTAAACGCTTCAGCCGTATTGGAAGCAGTAACCGCCGTAACGATAAACTCGTCAAACAAAAACGAAGTCGTGCCATCATAAATCCAGATAAACACAGATCCGGCAACAGTCGTTTCCTTGGCGCGAATGTAAATTTGGCTTATCCGCGTTCCGTTGCTTCCGGCAGCGTCTAGCAGCGTCAGGTCGGTCGTACCCGCGATGTTTGCACGAGAGGTTACGGCAGTAGGAGACGTAAGAGTTGCAACCCCAACTACCGGGGTGAGCGCAAAAATTGGAGAGGTATTTGCTGGCATCAAAAGCCCCCGAAATTGTTATATAGATAAAGGACGGCACCGACCGGATTACCAGCCGCCGTTGTTTGTGTAGTGCCATCTGGGAACTTAAATCCGCCGGAAGTACTTTCAATTGTCCCGCCGACAGAAAGAATAGATGATCCTATAGTTGTTCCGATAGCGGCTTTCGTGCCATCAAAAACAAACCCAGTTCCAGATGCAAGAGTTGTTGATCCGCTTGCATAGACAACGCCATTGGCTGTAAAAGACGTAAGGCCAGTGCCGCCGTTAGCTACACCAAGAGTTCCAGCAAGAGTTACGTCGCCAGTTGTTGCTGAGTTTGGGGTAAGCCCAGTAGTGCCGGCGCTAAATGATGTCACTCCAGACGAAACCGCTGCATCTTTCCAATAACCCAATGCACTATCATATGTAAGTACATGGCCGTCTGTTATTGGGTTAGACAACTTTACGTCATGCAAATACTCAAGATGTCCGCCCTTGTCTATTGAGACAAAAATTACGCCAACACTTGCTGATTGTCTAATGCAATATCCAATCTGTACGGCATGGTTTGGGGCATCTGGCCTTGTTGATATCATCTCTCCGGCTGTTACGTCAGAAAGATATACAGGAGCGCCTTCTGTTAAATGGTTTGTGTCTATGTTTCTAACTAAACCAAATGTGTTTATAAATCCCTTTTCGCCACCAACTCTGCTTTCTGTTGCAAGCCCCAAAACTCTATCAGCTTGGTTTAGCTGGGTGGCTATGGCTTTCTTGACGGTTTTATTGGTTCCATTAGAGCCATAAAAGTAATAGACTTTCCCGTCTTCTATCCCTAGGTTGTCATTCTCCTTAACAAGCAACAACTGCTCTTGCCCAACTTGAAGAATTACGTTCCCGCCCTTTAGGCCAAGATCCAGAGTCCCATCACTATCGTTCCACTTCATCCGCCTTTCGGCATCTGGATACGGGCCAAGCGCAAAGTCTATGTAATTAAAGATGGCTGTTTGTTGGCCATACGCGCTAATTGTTTTCCAGCCCTCAGAGGCTGTGTAGACAAGAGTCTCCCCGGCCCCGAGAGACGCTTCGATAATTTCGTACCCAGTCCCGTCATCGTCAACCTTAACCGTAACCGTTGCGGCTACAGTGTCGTTGTTACGAATATGGATTGAGTCAATCTCCCGAACCATTACCTTGTCCGGGGCTGGGCAGATGTCTACTGGCGTTGTGCTATTAAGCGTTGCCGTGAAAGCCTCGATAAAGAACTTCTTCTGGCTTTCGTTTTCCTTGTCCGTATAGCAAACAATGGCCGTTGGCTGGCTGGTTGTGATTGCCCCGCCAAGTACAGCCTGAAGCTTTCTAAGGTGAGTGTCTAGCCTAATCACAGCTTTACTCTCCCGCTAGAATCAATGACCTTCCATCCAGAATCCATCGTATAAAACAATGTTTCTGATGGGCCAACATCAACAGTCACAAGCTTAAAGTCAGAGCCATTGTCGTTGTAGTTAATTGTGGCGGTGACTGTGGATGCGTCATTGTTTTTTAAGAACACCGAATCAACTTCACGGACAGTCAGGTTCTGGGGCGCTGGGCAAATGGTTACGGAATTAGTACTGTCTGTCTTTGAAAGAGACGTTCCGCTTTTGATTGGCGGGAAAGATCTCGTGGTCTTGTCATTAAAGCAGACAACGACATCTGGCTGAGTTGCAGCCGCTCCGGCAAGGACTGCTCTTAGAGACCTGTTTGTATTGTCTAGGCGGATCATTAAGAGACAGCGCCCTTGACCCTTGCGGCAGTGTTACCACCAAGCCAAGTGACAGTGTGTCCATTCAAGTCAATCGCCTTCCCGCCAGATCCGCCACTGCCGCCAGAATAATTTGGCGTATCTCCTCCATTGTCGGCGCTGCTTCCCCAGACTCCACCGCCTCCGCCAGATCCTCCAACTTCCAAATAAAAGCCATCTTCCCCGCCGGCCCCGCCAGACCCGGCACTCGTCGTATCCCCGCTTGTGCCATCCTCAGCAGGAACTCCGCCGCCAGATCCACCGCTGCCACCGTTTCCGCCGTTTCTTCCCTGACCGCCTCCGCCTCCTCCGCCGGGCGCATATCCAAGACCGCCACGGGCATCAGTTGCACCACCGCCGCCACCTCCACCGCCACCAAATATAAAGCCGTTTGTATTATCAATAATTACGTCTAGGTTAATGTTAATTGCTTCCCCGCCATTGTCGCCATTTACGCCATCTCTTTGGTCAAAGTCTCCGCCACCGCCGCCATCTCCGCCGCACCCATAAATGTTTCCGTTATTAATAATACGGATGACGCTTCCTGACGCCCATCCAGTCCCAGTATTCAAGGAAGGCGAGACTGTAGATGTTGAATATACAGTTACTCCAGAATTAATAGTTAAAGTCACATCAGAAATATCAGAAGGACTTCCGGCAGAAGTGCGAATGTTGTAATTTGACGTATTACCGCTTATTGTCAAATAAATAGTTCTTGGCCCTCCGCCAAGGAGAGTCTGCTGGATTGTCATGTCAAGCCGGCTCCAGAAATGACAAATGTATTAGAGGCAACGCACAAAATTGTGCAAAGACCGCGTTGTGAAAGCGTCCTATTTCCGGTGCTTGATGAGCCAGCAAGGCGCAATGTAACGCCAGTTCCTTGAGTAATTGTTTGATTGGATGTTGAATTGTTGTAGATTGTTATGGCGTCGCCAGTAGAAAATATATTTTGCGGAACTGTAACTCCGCCGGTTGTGATGGATATATGTTTACCAGCGTCCCCAACAACAAGCACATAAGCAGACGTTTGTGAATTCTGCGGTATTGATCGAACGTCGCCTTTTGAGTCTGCTAGTGTTGTAAATACGCCAGTGTTTGGCGTTGTTGCGCCTACCGTGCCGTTGATGTTGATGCTCGCGGTTCCGGTGAGGTTTGTAACCGTGCCGGAAGACGGGGTGCCAAGAGCGCCACCGTTGGTGATAAAAGCGCCGGCAGAACCGACGCTGACAGCAAGCGCAGTAGCAACGCTAGTCCCGAGGCCAGAAACACCAGTCGATACGGGAAGGCCAGTACAGCTAGTAAGCGTCCCGGAGGATGGAGTCCCAAGGGCTCCGCCGTTCGTAACAAACGCGCCAGACGATCCTACGTTTACGGCCAACGCCGTTGCCACGTTTGTCCCGAGGCCAGAAACTCCAGTGCTTATTGGGAGACCCGTGCAGCTAGTTAGTGTTCCGCTTTGTGGCGTACCAAGAACTGGAGTAACAAGGGTTGGCGTATTGGCAAAGACAAGAGACCCAGAGCCAGTCTCATCAGAGATAACGCCGGCAAGCTCGGCAGAAGAAGTTGCGGCTAACGCAGAAATCTTGCTTTCAGTGGTGACGAGAGTCTTGCTGCTCGGGATGCTGGTTCCGTTGATGCTTGTGGCGGTTGCAACGCCAAGTACTGGGGTGACAAGCGTCGGGGTGTTTGCAAAGACAAGAGCGCCTGATCCGGTCTCATCGGAAATGACTCCAGCCAACTCAGACGAAGAGGTGGCCGCCATAACGGAAAGCTTGTCTGTAGTAACGACAAGGGTCTTGCTGCTGGGGATCGTAGTGCCATTAATGCTGGTTGCTGTTGCAACCCCAAGCGTTGGAGTTACAAGCGTTGGGCTGGTTGCCCTGACAGCACTACCGCTTCCTGTAGTTGTAATTGGCTCAAGAGCAGTTCCTCCAGAGTTGACGGCAACAATCTTTGAGCCATTGCCGGTAAGCACGGGAAGTTTGTCAAAGCCATCTTCAATAGCGGCAAACTCAGACCGCATGACAGCAGAAGATCCCTGAGATTTGGCAGCAGGGTTGCCTGTTGCCGTAAAGAAGTCATTAGCCATTCGTTACCTCAATTGTCTGCGGTCGCTAAAGTGAACAATGACGCCACTAATCTTGTGCGGCTTGAAATAGTCGCTGTTTGAAATCAGGGAGATGGAATAGTTTTCTCCCGTTCCCGTCATATCTGTTTCTACAGGGCCAACAGTCTGCCCGTCCCAGTAAAAGGAGTCCCAAGTAATCGAGTCCCAGAACGTAGATCCAAGATCGATGACTACCCGAGATGACCCGGGCTGAGCCACCAACGTGCTTCCGTAAATCAATTCATAAGAGAAGTTGAACTCGGAATAACCATCCCCCTCAACCTCAAATGCTGCCTGACGGAATCGTTTTCTAATGCGAGGCGCTTGGGAAAAGTTGTAGGCAAGGTTCATAAAAGCTTCAATAGCCTCGCCATCGAAGCTAGTGCCTTTGTCTAGCTGGTATACATAACCATTCGTAGATCCAAAGAAGGAAAGCTCTTCGCCGCTAGAACTCTCCGCCGAGCAGGCGCAACGAACGGCATCTGAAAACGCAACCGGCATGATGCCGATCACTTTCCCAGCGGCAAACGTAACGTAATAGCCAGTCTTGTCCGTAAAGAACAAGCGGTATTGGTTCTTTTCGCGGCTAATAGAGGAAGCCGAGGCAATACCTTTTTTGGTATTTACCTCGTTCTTTACTTGATTCGATAAGGTTGCGTCCTCAAAGTTGCCATAGCTTTGGCTGGTAGCCAGATCGCAAATCCCACGGTCATCGAAGATAACCGTTCTGCTCGACATTAGCTGCGCTGTGTACGGATAGCTTCCGGCTTCATTCCTAAATGAAACAAGTTTCCAGTCCGTAGCTCCAGTCCCATACAGCGTATAAGTGGAGTTCTTGCCAAGGATTGACAAAGCGCCACCACCCTCAGCGCCGGGCTGGGTCACAAGGCCAGTAATGTCTTCGCCAACGGCAAGCTCTCCGGCTCCGATAATGGCGTTCCAAGAGTAGGGCTCTCCGGGAGCAGAGTGCTGGAGAGAAGCTTTGAAGGAGAGAAACAGTTGATTTTGATGAACCGCCAAATGCTCAGGGGTGTCTACAGACATCCCGGTGGCAATGGGCACAAAAACTGTTCCGTCAAACTCAAAGGCGCGGTTTTTGCCGTCGCACCCGTACATACACAAGGTCGCGGCCTGACCGCCAAAGTTACCATTCACAAACTCAAACCGGCCATTGGGAACGGCAAAGGTAATGGCGGCTTGTATAGCACTAAGTGTTACAGATCCGCCGCCAGTAGAAGTAGCTGCACCAGCAGCAAAGTTACCTCCAGCCCTACCGCTAAGGATCAAGCGACCAGAGTTTGTGCCAGAAGCCAGACTTCCGCTCTCAACAACAACCCGCTCAATGGTGGCAGTAACCCCTCCCTGAGTAAGGGTATCTCCTTCACCAACGCTGGAGTTGGCGTCC